CTGTTGAAACCTCTTCTGATAAATTCTCAGAGGTGTTTTTTGGAGCACTAGTTTTACTTGGGAAATAAGATTCCTTCAGTGTGTCTAGTTTCTCACGATAGTCTGCCTCACTTTCAAACTCAACATTTTCTGCAAGAGTAGCGAGTTTTTCCTTCTGAGTGTCTGCAAGACCTTCAGCAACATCTGCAAAAATTACATCTGCTGTGGATTCTGCCAATCTACGATTTAGAGCAACGTTACGGTCAATTTGCTCATTGAGTTTATTCTCCATTTCATCAAGCTTGTCTACCATGCTATTAAGTACATCATATTTATCTTCAGGTACGGATACATAATGTTCTTCAAAAAGACTCTTCATTCCTTCTAGGAATGATTCGGTCATTTCTGTTTTGAGTCCTGCTTCGACTTGTAGTGCATTCTCCTGAACCCACTCGTCAGCAACATACTCAAGGTAAGCATCAACTCTTTCAGTTAATCCTTCCTTTATCTTGTCGAGTTCTTCGACAAGTGCTTGTGCATAGGACTCTTGTAATTCTTCTTTGATTTCTGCAACCTTAGACCTGATTGCTCCCTCAAAAATTGTCCTTGCTTTATTTTGAAACTCTTCAGAAAGTTCCTCACCTTCGATTAGAGCTTGAACATCTGCTTCGATGTCAATTGTCTCTTCCTCTTCGATGACTTCTTCTTCAGTTGTTTCTTCTTCGGCAACAATTTCTTCTGACTCCTCTTCAGAAACTGCTTCCTCTTCAGCAACTACTTCATCTGTAGTTACTTCTTCTTCCTCGATAACTTCCTCCTCGGATTGTACCTCTTCTGCTTTAGTTGCTTTAGAGTTTACAACATCTTTTACTTGTGCAAGAGTTGATGCTGGATCCTTTAATTTTGCGGAGTCGTCATCAGGACGATAGTTTTCAGGTGTAGGTCCACCTAAATCTTCTACTTGAGCACCTGATGCGGGCATTGGATCAGCTTTTGCTGCACCTTTGGTGACTACGTTTTCTTCGATGTTTTCCATTTAGTGTATAAAAGTTACCTTGGCTATATTGTTTCTGTAAGAAACTATACTTATTTATAGTTTTTTTCAATTTAGAGGTTATTTAGAAAATCTTGGAATAGACTTAACTTTTTCTCCTCTAACCTTTTTTGATCGACAAGTGTATTAATACGCTTCTCGGTTCTTTCTGCGAGTTGTTCACGAAGGCTTCCACCTTCCCAAATCCACTCTTTTCCTTCCATAATTCCATTTACAAAAGCATCTGGTGCGGAAGGGTCTGCTACTATATCAGCAGCTGTTGCTAATTGGAAGTCTTCACCAACCATTTTACAACCATTACTACTTTCTCTAAGTGAACCAACACCACGAGAAGATACTCCAAGTTTGACTCCTTCACCTATTAAAGATGAAGCAATTTTACCCATCGGAGTTGATAGTAATTGTGCTTTTCCCCTAAAATTATTTCCTTCTCTTACGAGCGAGGTAATTTTATGAGATACACGATCTAAATTAACTGTAGGACCTTCGGGATGACCGAGTTCACCTAATGCTCTTCCTTCTTTAACAAAAGTTTTATTGTATCTGTTAACTTCTTTTTCAAGAATATCTACAGGATACATTCTACCATTACGGTTTTTTATACCACCTTGAAGAAATACACCTTCGATACAGAGACGTTTTGTTTTCCCTCTACCTTCAGTAATAAATTGTACTTGTGAAATTTCTTCTGTGATGAGTTTCATTATTCGGAGTCCTCTTCAGTTGGTTGTTCATCTGATACTTCATCCTCTGGTTCTTGATTACCAAAAACTGATGATGCAATTTCAGGTTTTAAAGCATCTATACGTGCTGCTGCTTTTGCCATTAATGCGTCCTTTATTTTGTCAGAAACATCACTAGCACTAGCGTCAGTCGCAATCAAATCCACTAATTCTTCCATAAGATTAAATTATAGCAATATGTTTATTTATATCTCTGCCGATTTAGTATCTTTTTGATACTCTGCATCTGTTATCTTTCCAGCTGCATCATCTGGGTCTTCATCTGTGGGAACTGCACCTAAATCTTGTCCTTGACCTTCTTGTGGTAATGGTTCTCCAGTTATTGGATCAACTTCTGCGGGATTTGGAAGAATACCATTTTGTATTTCTTCTTCAATTTGTGTATCAATCTCTTCTATTTCTTGATCTGTCTGACGAAGTATTCTCTTACGAATATATTCTGTTGAATAATACTTTCCAATGTATGGTTCGATTTGTGCTAAGTTACCAAGACGATTCTGTATAAGTTCTGATTCTTTGAGTTCTGCAAATTGATTATCATATAAGAAGTCATACTGTATATGATCTTCCATTTGTTCCCAATCTTCTGGAGTAACAATATTCTTAAGAATTAATTGTGTCTTAAGCATATCATTAAACATATGTGCAAAACGTTTTCTTAAACGTCCTACAAATTTAGAAAATTGTAATTCATCTCTAAGAATTTCAGATGAACGACCTAAATTAAATCCACTATCTGCACCAATTCTTGATTCTGGAACTCCTAATGCACGATATAATTTTTTCTGGAAATATTCAATATCAGTGAGTTCACCTAAGTTTTGCCCACCAGGTAATGTTGTAATTTCAGTTCCTCTTCCACCTTCACGACGAGGCAACCAAAAATCTTCCATCATCGACATGAATTTACGATCATCTCTGACTTCACCAGTAGACGCATCATAAACAAGTTTATTACGATAACGAGACATTACCTCTTTTAGATATTGCTCTGCTTTAATTTTAGGTAAATTACCAACATCAATATAAAATATTCTTCTTTCTGGTGCTCTTGATAATCTATAAATTACAAGACTATCCTCAATCATTCTTAATTGATTAAGTGCCTTAATTGCTTTATGCAAATAAGAAAGAACACGATTTTTATTTCGATCTACTAATCCTGATGTGCAATATGTAATTGAATCTTTTGCAATTTTTGTTGAACCTTTACCTGCCTGTGCGATCATGCCAGTAGGGTAATTCGGTTTCATCGTGTAGATATAATACTCTTCAAATTGAGGATTAGGTACAGTATCATCTTTTTGATTAATTCTTATATTAGTTAAATTATTAGCACCATTTGTCTTTTTTTCTTGGCGAATATATTTAATCTTCATCGGATCAATATATCTTAGATCCTGTATTCCCTCTTGTGGATTTTTTTGATCTATGACCTTAAGATAGAATAAACGACCATCAATATACCAATTTCTAAAAATTTCGTGTGACTTCTTATCAAAGTCCATTAATTCTTTGAGATATCTAAACTCTTCTCTAATTTTTTTCTTTATTCCCTCACTTGCATTAAGATTTGATAGTTCAACTTCAACAGGAGAATCATATAAATCACTAACAATCGCTTCATTCACGACATCTTCGATAGCACCATCACATTCTGGATGTAATGCCATCTCTCGATATCTTTTTATTAATTCGTGTTCAGAACGATATGCACCTTCAATATCTACGTATTGACCATAAAACCCACTTGCAATATAATTATCAACCCCGTCCTCATTATTTTTGGGAACAGGGCTGATAATAGAAGCGGATTTATCTTCTGTTTCTTCAATAGAAAAACCGAAAAGTTTCGCCATAGTATAATTGTCTTATCTTATATGTTTATTTAGCTGATGTCTACACCGCCTGAAACTGGACTATCCCCTTTCAAGATTTCAATATACTGAACTTGAAGTTCAACAGTAAATTCTTGAATGCCTTGAGCATCATATGATAACTCAATAGGACCAACCTGTGTTGGGAATGTATCATAGAAACGATATTTCCTGATACTTTGTCCATCACGGTCAAGTTGGAATACAAATGCATCTGCTTGATAATCTGCTGGATTTACTAAACCAGTGTTATCACTCAACTTATTAATTGTATTCATCCAGTTTTCAAACGCTGACCTTATTGCAAAGTCTGTGTCGTTGATAACTGTAACTGTCCAAGAATCGAACGTTCTGTCACCTGCGATTTTAAGTACCCTTCCTCTGAAAGGTACTTCGATCTGTGCGATGTTAGATGCTGGAAGTCGTGCCCCTTTAACTAAAAATCTTGATTTATCAAGAACATCCTGTGCTGGTTGAGCAGCATC